GCCAAAGGAAGAGGGGGAGGGGTAAAAACCACCCTCTCTTGGATTCACCATATAGTCCTCGTACTCGTCATAGAGAGGATCCCGATTTTCCAAAGTAACGCTAAGATCCTTACCTTGATCATCGGTTTCCTCCTCACCATAGCCTAACAGGTTAGCGATCGCATCAAAGAAGTCACTTTTGATTTCCTGAACGGGGTCATGTCCTGTAAGAAGCCCCAATGCCTTAGAAGCGGCCATTACAGCACTTGCTACTGGAGATACTGCGCCTATTGCAAGGTTAGCTCCCACACTTACTAGATCCGCCAGCGAAGCTCCAAAGACGGACGACGAAGTGAAAGGAGAATCATCATAGCCATATGGGTTTGTATTTGCGTCATATATTTCATCCCAATCCGATTCTCCAATTCCATACTTTGTTGCGTAACGCTCTCCCCTTGTTTCTTCCTCTTCTCGTAAGGGTTGACCTTTTGGCATATCACCTATTGTCCCTGGTGGAGTAGGTGTTAATCCTGGTAAGGCAAACATAGGTAATCCACTAAATCCTAGATTGGGATATGTACCCCAATCATCCACTGCTCCTAACCCTATACCCAAGGACTGACGAGGAGCAGCAGACGATAGTGGCACAGGTCCTTTATAATCTGGATTCGACTCCCATCCACTATCATCTTCTTTACGCCTTTCCCACGGTTCCCCAGGTCTTGTCTTCTGTGTTTGGCCTAATGCATCTAGCTCTTCCCAAGTACGATTTAGAATGTCATCGGGAGGCTTACTTCGGTCCTCCGGTTCTGTCCGCCAATGAATTAGACTGCGCTTGGCCGGTGTCCTGGGTATTTGTGTAGAAAGTAGCTTTTCAACCTCTGCTCTTTTACCTCCTACTATCCGGTCTTGTGTAATGCCTGGATACTCACGATATGGAGGTTCATACGAAAGCCTATTTAGGGTTGTGCCAGCCAGGTACTCTGCCCAAGGGTCTGCCCAGTCCGGCCTATCAGCGGAAACAGTTTCTACCTCTTTCACTTCGTCGTCACCAAAAATTTGATGAGCTAGCCCTAGTCCGCCTACAGCAATATCTATCCAGTGATGAAATGGCATATTATTTTAGATAGGCAATTACTAGCATAGCGGCACATGATAGTACGCCTATCGCCCCCCATATCATATAAGATTTGTTCTCCACGCCCCTTAACCGCTTTTCGATACCGTTAGACCCATACAAGCCATCTAGCAAGCGGTCAAATCGTTGATTAAGTGATTTCAATTCGGTTTCAATGGAACCTAATTTTTCAGAAACATCCATCTCCATTAACCCCCACCATCAGGCCCTTTATAGGGTTCTTCAACTACTATTGCTGACGGCTGTTTAGGCGTACTATTAAGTTTACCCTTGCAGTCAGGACACAGCCCCTCAACTGTTGAATCTAGTTTTTGCTGAAGCACTATATTATTCATCACAATGTCAGCCAGCACTTTCTTAATACGTTCGTCAATAGTCATAAATTACCATCCTACCTTTATTTTGAAACCTCGGCCTTGTTTACGAATTTCCTCAACCTTACTATTTAATTCCCTAGACTCGTTAATAATTGCATCCGCCTGTGTTATCTCTTCAGCACTATATGCAGATGGGTCACGTTTAACATCTTGAGCAAATGCGGATAAACGTAATTGTTTTAGCTGTTCATCCATAGGGCTGGAACTACCTATAAACTTTCTTATTCGCATTGCGGTAACTTTATCAACCTTCTCTGCGCTTGTTACCTTCTCTGTTCCAGCCTTGTCTGGCCCTGTCCACTTGAACTCTTTAGGTTTTAGTTCTGGATCGTATTCAACTTTAGACAAATCTTCTGTTAAACGTAGATAATCAGGATTTTCATTGTGCAAAGGTGAATCGTCTGCTACTTCCGCATCGGCTTCTTCTGGCGTAACTGGAACAGTAAACCCAGGAACACTACGGTGTATTATTCTGCGTGTACTTTTGTTATATCGAATCCACATTAAGTATCCCTCGCTAAGTTATTGATTATTCATCCATATATGTTGCGCTATCGAGTGCGCCAGTGGTGACTGTCACCTTAAAATACCAATCGCCGGGTATTATAAAAAAGCACGGCACTTGGTGAGCCGCAGAATTTGCGGCTACGTCAATAAACGGGTTTAGCAAAGTGGTACCAGGTGGACTACTTGCTCCGGCAGTAACGGAATATTGATTTTCGCCCGTACTAGCACCGGCGATACGGACGTTGATCCTTCTCCACTTACTACCAACTTGATAAACCGTGCCAGCATTGATCGAGTACACCGCCCAAGTACCACTCTCGCCAGCCGTACCAACTGATAAAGTTCCTGTCTCATCTGGTAGTGTCCACGTTCTATCTGCCGATGCAGCGTGGGTAAACGTGCCTTGGAATCCGCTACCAGCAGTAGAGGCAAATCTATATTTTGTTTCTGCTGCTCTACCAGCTACACGCAGTAAAAGGTCCACATAGGTATCTTCTGAACCAGAGCCAATGTCTGTGGCAGCAAAATCAAGACGACCAAGTACGCAGGGATTCTCATCAGCACTTTCAGCATCGAACTGAATACCCGTGCCAATACCAGCAGCAGGGGTTCCACTGGTTACGCTTCGTAGAATAGCAGCAACATCTACTGCATCGGTGCGTGAATCTGTTTCGCTCACGATTAGCTGTGAACCAGTGATTGTAGTAGTACCGTCTGATGCTACCTTGAATCGTTCTGCTGCTGTTGCACCAGCTTCTCGAAGGAATATCTTAAAATCCGAATCCTCTGCACCAGCCCCTTTGTCTGAAAATGAAAATTGTAAACTACCTAGCACAGACGGATTTTCATCTGCGCTCTCGGCATCAAACTGGATTCCAGTACCTATACCCGTATCTGGCGTGCCAGATGTAACCGAGCGTAGAATAGCTGCTATGTCCACGGCATCTGTCCTACTATCAGTTTCGCTTACTATTAATTGCGAACCAGTAATTGTGGTTGTACCGTCAGATGCAATCCTGAATCTCTCGGCAGCAGTAGCACCGCCTTCCCGTAAGAACACTAGAAAATCAGAATCTTCCGCACCGGCCCCCTTATCGGTAAACAGGAATTGCAATGAACCAAGAACTGATGGATTTTCGTTTGCCGATTCTGCATCAAATTGTAATCCAGTTCCAATCCCATCAGCGGGTGTGCCACTCGTAGTGGACCTCAAGATTGCTGCTATATCTACTGTATTGGTACGGCTATCTTCTGGTGCTGCTGCAATAACTGCTTGTGCGCCAAATTCAGCAGCCATTGAACCGCCTGTAGTAATGTTCAGCGTATCGGCCCCACTGAAATATATTCCAGTATTGCTGTCACCGTTTGGATTAATGGAAGGATCACTTACCGAACCGGCATTAATATCGTCTACACGATTATTATCAAGATCAAGAGTGCCAGTTAGAGGTGAAACCAACGACAATCCATTGTTAATAATGTTATTAAATTCTGCGTTAAGATCACTAGCTGTAAGGACTTCCGCAGTCCATGTTTTTACCCGACTTAAAGCCATAATTGTTCCTTACGTTAAATCTGCTGCTACCGATGTGGCAACCACATCGTAGTCTACCCCCATCTCATATATCTCTGCGCTTTGATTTAGCCCACCCTGTGTAATGTCAAGCTGGATAGATCTTGCTTCCCCAAGGGTATTATTGACCACCGTCTGCAATGGATTACCACCTAGAATACCAGTATCTAATTCGCTAGTATCAAGTAGAAACCCTGCTGTTCCCTGATTAAAAGTGTAGCTTTCTGCTGTTTCCTGATCTCGCTGTAAACTGACAGTAATATCCCAATTACCTACGGGACGAGACTTCATGTACATCGAATACAAGCCAACTGGCTGATCACCTCTTGGCTGTGGCGGTGGTAATATAATTTGAGGCGTAGTAATCCTAAAGGTATAAGCATCTGAACCATTATTCAGACTATAGTTGGTTCCAGTGTCATGTCTTTCAACAAACCCACCTGTAGTTCCAAAGCATAACTCAGGCACGCTAGTGCTAGGGTTTATTCTTATCGCTGCCGAATGACAGCTGCGACCAGGCCAAGTAAACGCCTTTAATCCTTGTTCTTGACTTAGAATATAAGATAATCCAAAAATCATATCTGGCTCCGAAGATGCAGCACTAGTCGCTGTCCATACTACACAACTCTTTCTTGTGTAGTTCGTACCCCAAACAGCATTTAACTGAGATCGCTTAACCTCATTAGTAAAGAAGCCCCGAAGAAACCTAGTTAAATCAGCTTCTACAAAATCTCCAAACTTCTCCGTTGCACTTAGGCTATGAATACCCCTATCGCTCATAAACCACACATCGTTTCCAACCTCTACAATGGAGTTATGAGACTGCAAGGCTATGCCACCTACCAACTTAGTAACTGCGAAGGCCGCCGTGGTACGCCCTGAGATAACGTGGACGCTACCTATGTTTGGACCTTTAAATATAAATAGACGATCCTTGTGAGATACTACCCCAATAATTCTATCACCATCATCATCTGATATGTCTATTGATCCAGTATCGCTACCTGTGTAATCTTCAGGATCGCCGCCAGCCCCATAGGTTATCCGTGATGGATTAGCATTTACCCCCCAGGTCCAAACACGGTTAAGATGCAATACCGCCCCTCGTCCAGCAGGAGGTGATCCCCCAAGAGTTGCCACGTTACCGCTTCCCGACCATTTAAGTGGCGTATCATTCTTGTCGGTAAAGATTAACAATAAATCGCCAGCCTGACAAAATACTGGAATAGCATCTGCCGTAATAGAAGCTGAACCAGTTATCTCATCAAATGTTCCATCCATGTCTTCCTTGTAGATTTTCTGGTTGCTAGTCATCAATACATACTTTTGAGTATATGTACCCGATGTGCCAGTAATCCAGAAATCACGCATCCCTGTGATATTAGGGGTGCTCGATATGGCAGACGAATTAACTCGAACACTACCACCGACCTTTAGAGCCGAACCGCCTACGCTGTATATCGTATTCTCGGCTCGTTGTAAGTGCGAAACCTCACGCACTTGCGGGGCCAGATCGGTTGCATAACCACCTTGAAAGTTAAAAATTCGTGTTGCTTGTATCTTTTCAGGCACGTCTTATATCTCCACCACAAATCTCACATTCGATACGATACTCGCTTGATGGAATTGGAACATTCAATCGTGTAGGCCATAATATAGATTGGTAGACTTCAGGGAATAGCTCATCCCTTCTACCAAACAGTTGATATGGCACATCGTGGCAGCTACCACATTCCATGTCTGATATAAACTTTAGATGATTATTTTCGTCATGGCATCCTAAAACTTTCAAACTCATTGCCAGTGCTAAAACGCCTCTTTCTGAACGAGTCGGAATTTCCACGACCAAAGTAACTGCGTGGACTAAATCGTGGCCTATCGTGAATTGAACTCGCTACATTATCTGACTGTACACGCTGCATCAGTTCGTTGTATTCTGCCTTGGTTTCCTGCGAGCGTGTATCGTCCTTCCTGTCCCTATACCAATGATATAGAGCATTTAGGACAATTAAATGCCTATAACGTAATGGAATTATAGGCTCATCTGTATCATTTACTAATTGTGCTTGTTCTGTTCCTGACGATGTTACCGCTAAATTGGATGTTATATACTCATAGGGAATAACATAAATATTATCCGGTGGCGGGTGTACTACCACTCTATATCGAGGCGTAGTGTTACTGGAAAAATCAAGCTGAATTATCGTAGCAACCGATGGCCTGCCAATAGTATAATTACCTGGGTATCGCCTACGAAATTCCTGTGGACCAATAAGAGGAATATTGAATTCCTTACTAAAACTGCGTAAGTCTACAGGTCTAAAGAAATCGGATTCTAGGGGATACTCGTCCTCGAAATATGTATAGGAATCGCCCGATAGGTCGGAATCACCCACATATCTATGGGCTAATGTAATACTTGTATCACTACCAACTGCGCTTACAAGGTAGACATCTGTTTCGCCAGCAAATCTAACCTTTCCACCAACACGGGCATTGTTAAATCCCATGCCATCAACGGCTGTGTTCCATGCTGTACTAGAACCAGTTACGGCTGTGCGAGATACTGAAATATCAATCGCTACAGTACCAGTGGTATAGTCATCATGGGTTTCTAGGTAATTACGCCTAATTGCCCACGGAACATAATTCCCTGGTGCAACGTGAATATCGTGAAGCGCAGTATTTAAAAACCTATCAGCCGCATTATTAGTGTCGGTAACGCTGGTAGCTTCACGCAAACGAAATAAAAAATCTCTTCGCAAGTCTGCTAGTGTTGTAACTTGTGTTGCTGCCCCCATTTGTTGTACCTTTCCTAACCACGAATTCCCCTATCAACATAATGTCCACTACTCATTATAGGAGAGCTTGGACGTTTAAGTGAAACCCACGCTTGCGGATTGGTTCCGGCCAACTGGACATACACACCTTTTTTGACCTGCACAGGAAGGTTCTGTCCTGGTGCTAGGTCGTTTGCTACAACATTCCTGACATAAACAACTGGTTCTCTGCTAAACGATATTCCTGTAGATGAATAAACATCAGTATCTAAAATTGTCATTACCGTATCAGTGCCGGTTCCCGTCAGGCTAACACTATCAATCGTGCAAGGACCAACGAAAGCGTTAATGTCACCAGTAACCCAAAATGTATCTACTCCAAATCTTTCCCGTGGATAAACCCTTGCATCATCAGCAATAATCCCACCTAGAAGCATTGTTCCAGTATTTCCAGAAGCAGTTCCACTGACTGCCCCAAAGCGAGCTACCGTAATCGCCCCTTGGTCTAGGGATGCTATTTGTGATCCTACTTGCGCCCCATCAACATAGAAGTCAATCGTGCCATCGTTACTTCCACCATCATCAATTTTTATACTTAACTCGATTTGATGCCATATCCCATTTGACCTGTTAAATGCAATAGAGTTAGTTGAAGTAGTTTCGCCAGCAAAGAATTTGTAGTCATCGCCATCTCTTTCTATTCCAAAAACAACCTCATCAGTGGATGAAGCCCGTAAGGCTAGTACGATAACTTTATTTGTATCACTTAACGTAAAGTTTTCTGCTACTAGAATGGGGAACCAAATATGTAAGCTTGCATCAGCACCAATATCAAGCCCATCATCTTCTTGTATATCAGATGTAGCAGTACCATTTAGCTGAATTCTACAAGCGTGTGAACCCTGCCAAGGGGAAAGCCCGCTACCAGCTAAAGTCTTATAGTCGGGAAAGTCCAACAAGGAACTACCCGAATCGTTTGCACTATTAAAATTACCTCTAGTACCATCATCAAAGTTTTCGTAAAATGTCCAAGGAAAAGCCATTTATAAACCCCCTATACCAAATTAGCGGCGCAAGAGCATATCCTGATAGCAAGCACCACTTATCAGAACATCACCAACCTTTGCCGTTGGCACTATTCCTCTAACCGTATCTAGCGTGCTATTGCTCACGATATGCCTTTCACACTCACTTTCTACTGTCTCGATTGGCATCGTCATATTGGCGGCGCAACCGTTTAAGCTGAATATGCAAAATACGCAAATTAGTAATGTCACCTTCACGGTGAGCCTTGAGTGCAAGTTGTTCAATACGTTTGATTTCACGGTCTAGCTTTGCGCTTTTAGTATTATATTTAGCAATGGCATCCCATATTCGAGTAAATAATGTCGCAACCGGACCAAGCCATCCAAGCATCTAGCAATGTCCTTCTACCTAATCCTTGCTCGCTTTCTCTAATTTATGGCCTAACCCAACTACCCCAAACGCAGCCGCTATAGCATACAATGGGCCAACGATACTCCCATAGCCTAGAAATTCCAGCAACGCTACTACCATTACTATTCCTGCTGAAGTCCAAGTTTTCCATCCCTTCATAGCCTACCCCCTTATGTATCTTGTTGTTTCTGCGCTTCTCTTTTAGCCTTTAGTGCGTCTTGTGCCTTCTTGATATTAACCAGTCTTTTTTCTCTTGCCTCTGGTGACGAAACTCTTTTAGGCTGCGTTGCAGTTGCCCTGTCTACTTGATTCTTGAGGTCATTAATCTCTGCCATTAATTTAGCTACTACATCCTCTTCAGCCTCTACTCTTTCGGCTTGCTTTAATGGCGTATCTACTTTAGTTTCCCCAAAGGTACGTTGCCAATTTTCTGCTGGCACATTGCTAAAGGCAAAATGACCAGGAATCTGTGCGTCTGCCATAAATGTTGTTTCACCTGGACGCATAATTGATGGCCTTAATACTTCAATGTTAGCTAGATCCCTAGCATCAGAATCAGGATTCTGTACTCGCTTTATATTCTTCCACTCAAGTACATAATCTTTATTCGCAGCTTCCCAATTTCGATTCCAATCTACTGCCCCTGGTGGATTACGCCGCATGACTTCCCTTGGAGGCATCTTGTTCGTTATTTTTTCTTCCAAATGCTTTCTACGGGTTTCCAGAGCATCCTTAGTTTCCCCCGATAAATCAGTCGGCGGGGAATAATCCTTTAACTGTCTTTGTAGCATATGGGAACGCCTGGCGAGGGTTCTTCGCCCCTCGTCAGACATTCCACTTTGTACCCATTCAGGTGCGCTTAATCGCCTTTCAATACGACCTAACTCTTCTTCAGCAGACTGCTTCTCGTTTGTTCGTAAATAACGAAAGGCAGGCGTTACTGTTCCGTTCTCTTTGTCAAATCTATTTCTAGTTGCTTTGACTTTGTTTAGTATTACTTCTGCTTCGGTACTACTCATATACTTCCTTTCTAGTTAGTCAGACATTATGAATCTATTGCTGGCAGTACATAGCCTGATGCGGCAATAGCACCGCTACCAAGATTATCAAATTGATATACACCAACAAGGGTAGCTAGGGCTTCACCGGCAGTATCCAGATGACCACTACGGTTGTGTGCTACAACACCTTCATTGTCAGAGGTATCACTAGTAATCAATACAGCCCCCGAAGTGTTTTTACATACATTATAATTCCATGTAACAAAGCATCGTCTTAAATCTTTACCCGTTGCAACCAGAATTACTCTTCCTGCCGTAGCCCCTGGGGTAAGAACAGCGTTGCCAGATACAATAAGGTCATCTAAGTCAGCATTTATCTCAATAAATTCTACGCAAGCGGCATCAGGTGAGGTCCATCGACAGTCAATAACCTTCAGTCCGTCAGAATCATTGTTGGTTGTGCTAGTTGCCTTAATAGGGGTCAGCCAGTTTTCATTAGTAGTATTGTCGGCAAACTCGATCTCTTCTAAGACTGTGCCTTTGGCAGTAAGATCCAAGCAAGCAACGATATCAGCATGACCAGCCGCAAAAACCAAGTTTTTGATTCTAACGTCAGCCGCAGAAATAACTGCCGTAACTGCTGTACCACCATCCATCAAGAAACGAGGACGTTGGTTGTATACGCCAAGCCCGATAATCGTGACACCAGCAACATCAAAGGTAATACCGCTTGCACCTGTAATGGTTTCTGCATGGTTAGGCATTACAATAATATGATCGCCCTGATTAGCGGTAGTTCTACCAATAGCAGCATCAAGAGTTGCCATTGGCTTTGTAGGAGAAGTTCCAGGGTTGCTATCGTTAGCAAAAGTTCCAGCACTATTTACGAAGTATGTATCCCCTGTCGTAAAAACTGGTCCAGAACCTAGAACTGGTACGCCAAAACTTGTTATACCATTCGGAAAATTTGTTAAACCCATTGCTATTTCCTCATACTAGGAACATCGGTTAATACCGTTGCTACTGAGATTTGCACTCAGTCTTACCCATAATTATTCATCAAAGTAAATATATGATTCACTTTAACTACGTTAAATATCACCAGCAGGATGTATCCTGACTTTTGAAAACCCAACCTTGTTCATATTACTACCAGACTTAGGCGAAAGACTAGGCCATGAGACTGTCTTAACGGGTACGTCTGATACTGTCTGCGACCCTGTGCCTGGGCTTGGGCGTGACCCTGACGGCCCAACAGACCTCTCTTTAGTTTTAGATTGATAACGACTTGCCATCATTACCCCCTTTAGTATTTAGAAGATTTCTTCTTTTTACCTTTCTTAACTTGTTTAACTTTCTTTGTACTTTTCTTTTTAGGCATAACACCTCTCCTTTAAATAATTATTACCACACCTTCCACCACGGGTCTTTTTTGTCCTCTTGTTTAGATGGTTTTTTAGAACGGAAATAAGATCGTTGTCCTGGAATTATTCCCTGATCTAATAGTTCTTGCCTTTCCTCTCTTGTCAAAGGACGATCTCGCTCACGCTCCCCTTCTTTGTCCTTAGAAGCGGATTCAACCTTATCCTCAGTTTGAGGATAATCTTTAGCGGGTGAATGGTGCTTAACTGTACGTCCTAAGAATGTTTCTTTTTTCACGCTAAGTGCCTTGCATTCCCAACTTATGCTGCTCTAGTCTTTCCCGATATTTCCTGTCCTGTTCTATTTTTTCACGCAATAGTCTTTCTCGCTCTATTTCCAGCCTTTTTCGTTCTAACAATCTTTGTTCTTCGGGTGTTAAATTATCTGGACGGTGTTTCCATATAGGATAATTCCTAGATGTACTGCGAGGATAATCCCTGGCTGGTGAATGGTGTTTAACAGGACGACCTAAAAATGATTCTTTTTTCATATTCTTCGCCTTCACTCAAGTATTCTTGTCTCAGATAAAGCATCGGGCGGGGGAACAGTGTACTTACCCCCACCCAATGAACACTTCCATGAATCAGCTTACCTGTGCGCCAAGTACCCAACGCCAATCAACGTAAGCATTACCCCAACGAGCATACACACGCCATTTGCCGTTAAAGGTGTCGAAGTCCTCAACAAATGAGAACTCGCCCTTATTCCTATCCATCCACACCAATCCACGACCACTCTTCATCATGTTGGCATCACATAGAAACCAATCATTGCTATCAGAGAGGTATACCCACTCTTCTACGTTATACTGTCCATAATGCACGTTTGCGTTGTTATTGGCAGTATCCACCTTGCCCTGTGAACCTACGATCTCATACGCAGTTTCGTAAAGATCAGGTGGAACCAGTAGCATGGATGGCATTACGCCAATTACTTCTGCTCTATCGCCACGGAACCCAACCATCTGGATTCTAGCTGAAGCTAACGCTACAGCAGACAATCCGGTTGTTACCAGGTTATCAAAACCAGTAGCAGTAGATGAGCTAGAGGTTGTCGTGTGCGAGTTAGAACAAAGTGCAACGCCTTCACTATGGCTGTAGAAGAAACTATCCTGGCTGAAAGCATTGGTAAACGGACGAACCGCATGGGATTGTCTCAAGCGAAAAAGTGCCTGTGACAAAGCCTTTGGCTTCTGATCTATGACATTAAAAAGGTCATCATCAAATAGCCTTCTCTCAATCTGGATACCAGCCGCAAACTCAAGCGGCGTAATAGCCACATCGTATCCTTGAAATACATCATCATAGTTCAGATTACCCGTGAACTGTGGAATATCCCCCAAGGTTCCAACGGAACTAAAACGCTCGGTTTGTAGTCTACCAGGCATCACGTTGTAGAAAGTGCCGACTCGATCTGGAACTTGCGTATACTCATCATCAAATATACGCTTGAATCTCGGATCAAGTACGTCAGCAAAATTTTCTGATTTAAGTGCCATTATCTAATCTCCTATTTTCATAATTTCTATAAATTATGTACAACCCTCATAGGCAGTTATACTTGCCCTTATTTATTATGTAGTAGCAAATGCGTGAGCATGGTCTGTCAAGACAAACTCAACTTCACTATTATTGCTATCACGCAGTATCAAGTTATAAACCGCACATAGACCACCAGTACCAGAAGCGATTGACGCATCAGCCTGATAGAAAGCAGCAGATGCTTGCACATTACCGTTTCCATCAGTAGTGTCCGTTCCATCCCCAGGGATCATCGTCCAAGGACACATCAAGAATTGGTCATTAACGGCAATTCCGTATTCCAAATCAACAGGGATAGTTACCGTTGCACTGGCTGAATGTGCGCTGATAATACGCCACTCTGATAGTCCAGCGATATTCCCATGTCTCTGTCTACGCCAAATGGTTCCACCGATCATCGAATTAGACTGTGCATCGGTTGAAGTAATCACATCAGGCGTACTTGTATCAGCAGCCGTATTGGTCATAACCGTAAGCGCAGTTCCCTCAGTAGAACTACCAGACATCGTTGCGTTGATAATGTTATCTGGCCTAATTGATACTTCGACCGTTCCTAGCGAACCAGCCGAAGGGGTTGCGCTATAGGTTCCCGAAGTAAGGGCAAGGCCAAGGCAATCCGCAAAGTCGGTTGCAGTAGAGGGAATAACCCCATTAGGATCATTTCCTGCATCAATGGCTATAATTCCTGGGTTAGAAAAAGTAGCCCCAATATGGTAGCGGCGCATTACTTCTGCCCCGCCATATAATGTTCCTGAAACTTTCATATTCTTATTCTCCTATTATCGTTAATTTTAAAACCACTATGTTCTTTCCTGCTTGGGTTTGACGCTATGATCTTCTGCAAGAGAGAAACTTCCTGTGCCATTTTCCATCTTTGTTTCCATCTTCGCTTTGCTTCTGCTGGATCAATTCCAACTTGCAACCAGTATTCCTCGGCTACAAATATAGTACCGCCACCCATCCGTTCGGTTCTCTCGTTACAGCCATCACATACTCCATTAGCCATATACCCACTTGTCTTTCCTGTAGGATCAGGTACATACCGCCTTCGATATTTATTCCTTCTAGGATTGAACTTCTGTCTACACCAACTACAAAGCAGTATTGCGTGTCTTGAGTCGGCAAGTTCAGTTATCCATCCAGCAGGACTTAAATAGCCACGTTTAGGATTAGTCTGTCGCCCTTTATGCTCAAGAGCCTTGAGTTTTTCTTGCTTAGAAAAACCCTCGCCTAGCCTATGATATTTCGGAACGACTACTATTGGGCTATTCATTTTCTTGTAATCTGATCCTTACTTAGATATTCAGCCTCTCTTTTCATCTCCTCTGCCGAATAACCACGGGAACGCCAGTGGTCGATATATCGTTGTGGAATCGCTTCGCCCCTAGAGGTACGAAGAAGATTGTCATTTTGGATTCCAGTCTGATGTATGCCCCCACTATTTAATTCGCTATGGCTACTATTGCGGCGTTCAGCACCCGAACCAGATTGCCGCTTAAAACGATCTATCGGTCCAAATACAGTACGAAGTGCAAGAAGCTCGGTTTGAGGACTGCTAGCATATCCTTCACCTACTAGCTTGGTGAACTCTTTAGATATCTCACCGAATCTAGGATGCTGATGAGTTCCAAGACTAGGGGCTATATCAATATATTGATTGATTTGCCCAAGGGCAGATTCAAGTTGTCTACTATTACTTGTTTCTACCGCAGCCCTGCTCCTTTCCCGTGTCATTGCCTCTTCAATCTTAATATCAGCTAAAAGATCAGAAGCAGTTAATTGGTCCAATTCACCGCTATTAACAGCTGCATGAATCTGCTCACGGGTTATCCTCTTGTTAGACCCCCCATTTCCTCTGTCAACGACTTCGCCTGCGGGTACGCTTGGAGCCTGTCGGCTCGCTGCCTCTATCATGGCAGTTCTTTCTTCGGCACGAATTCGTGCCTCTCTTTCGGCCAAAAGTTCCCGTTCGGTCTGTTTGCGTATGCGGTATTCCTTTCGACCTCTAACGAAGCCAGGATGATCCCCGCTAGGTTCCCCTTCTTCTGATACCTCACCGACTTCAGTAGGGGTATCAACTTCAGGGGTTTCCGCAGGAACTACTTCCTCGGCTTGCACACCCTGCTGTTCATCATCGGGCATGAAAAACCTCCTATGGACAGTATGAACTATCGCACTAATTGTAATGGCTATTAGTGAGAGCCGCTTCCGCTACACGCAGAAGGCAGACAGGCAAGTAAAACTAACTTAGCAGTAGTCAAACGGACGTAGTATCGGTTTTTTTAATTTTAAAAGTAGCATCTATCCTAACCATGTGATTATTTTCACCGTTAGGCCATTCTTCATAATGGTAACGAGCATCATGGTTTTTTACCAACTGGTCAAATTTGTCTTTAATATCCGATATTTCTTGTAACCACGTTGCCATTGTTGTGCTCATTTATTACTTTATATTTTTGGCCTTCTCGTAGTATTTGCCTTTTTCCCAGGATACCGATTGACCAGATTTAGCATACTTCTTTACTGATGCACCTTCGCCCTTTGGCTGAAGCACAGATGGATTAGAAGTAGCAATGTTAATAGGATAATAAGTAGTCGAGTTTCCAGGCGTTCCGCTTCTTCCTTCTTTAGCTGGCATTGTTTGGCCCTCCTGTGTTTTGTACCGTATAACTCTGTTCGCCTCTATTAATCAGGATTTTAATTAAATCTAAAACTTCTGTCAAGCCTTTGATTCTTCCTTGCTGATAGGATAGCTCTAATCGCTTGGAAGCGAGCGCATCCCCGACTATATTTCTATCCTCAAGTATTTCTCGCTTTAGAGCATCTGCTATAGCTACTGCACGTTCTGACATAGCTGCTATATGGTCGGCATAAGTAACCCACTTTGGATCACCCTTTATACCACTCATGGCAACACCTACCATGTAGGCTAATCGTTTTTGCTCTACTTGAGTAGAATCATCCTTAACAACTTTCTCTTTTTCACGTTCATCAAAGTCTTGATACAAGATTGTCATATCTTAATATCTCTTCGCTGTTTTGGGGACAACAGGGATAATCCTAACGGGTCTGTTCTGTCTATATCTTCAATCTCGGTAGCATATCGTTTCAGAGCTTTCGCATTGGAATCCATCCTGGCTATTATACCTCTATTTATCCCATGGCTTTTTGCCTTACGATAATCATCACGATCTAAATACTCATCTGCTGCGGTACGAAAATCGCCCCTTTCAATTGCCTTTGCTGTCTCATGCTTGGCCTTAATCTCACCCCGATAAACCATATTGAAGAGAGCATGTTGTAAATAAGTAGGAAAGTGTTCATACTTTTGAAATAAATTTTTTGCTATGTTGATTTTATCTACTGAATCCAAGTCGAACAATTGTTCCGCTTGCTTATCGGTTAAAGGTACTTCCCCTTTTACATACTTGTCATAATCTTCCTTCTTATTCCCTATAACTTTTTTAAGATTTTCATCCTTTTCATAAGAAAGAACCTTATGTCCTACCCCAATAGTTAATATGTTATTTGGTCCTTCTAGGTATGCCCTTCCAGGTTCATCCGCTTTTCCCTTACCTTCCCATTTAAGAATGAAATTATATAACGATTCTTTAGGCTGTTCTTTCACGGCCTTTTCCCGAACCGGAGTAGAATTCCCTGCTAAATTTAACATGCTAGTTGTTATAGGTATAGCAACCACTACTGTAATCCCCCCTCTGGCTCTACCCCTGCCTCTGGCGATATTTCTGCACCCTCAGTTGCCGCTTGCTGTTCTGGTTCACTTACCGTTGTTGGAACACCGCCCTCAACCGCCTGTCCACCAGCACCACCGAGTTGCTGCTGCATCTGCTGTGCCGCTTGCATCATCTGTTGCTGTTGCGCCTCTTGCTGTACTCGTCTTAATACAGAACGCAAATAAGAACTATAGATATTCATTTCTATCTTGGTACTCAAAAGGCCAAAGTCATCGCTTTGCTGAAACGCCAGTAATTTTTGTAGATGGGTATTAACATCTTCCAATGGTGCGCCATCAGGAACCTCACCCTTAATGACAGCCGATATAGCCTGTTCGCCTGTAATTCGTGGAGTACGGTCATCTTCTGTTGGCGGCTTAACATACTGGTCTGGATCTTGATCTAAGGATTTCACATAATCACGAATAAGCTGGTGGGATGTTTGCTGATCGGTAATCCCCATCTGAAGCGCAAGCGGGCTAATAAGCACACCCATCATACGCTCGAATACCTGAGACATCGCCTGTCTGTTAGTATTGAGAATTGTAGCACGAAATTCAAAATCCATGTCTGCATCTAGTTCCTTATTAGTAACCAACGTATACTCATCCCCCGGCTTTGGAAGCCCAACAACACGGATTTCTTTCTCTGGTGGAAAGTTAGCCTGATTTAGCCTGTGGAACATTCTATGAACTTTTTTAAGGCCACTAAAAAATCTTCTTAACATCTGCTCGCTTCTAACATCGCCTTGTTGCAATAAGGCCATTGTAGTTCCCATTGTTCTCAATGCCGATGCCTTGCCAGTAGGAACTCGTCCAAGTTGAACATCTGAAATCATTGATAGTCGTTCAATCATTTGCTGCACAAGACCCATTGTGTTTAATACCCAGGCATTATTCTCGTTACCCCATCTTGGGAACATAATATCTTGCTGTGGATTATCTAAGGGAAATCCATCACCAGGCGATAATCTAACTATCTCTGGTTGCATACTGCTGGATGAACGATAGAAGAAATATGGAACATTTCTAATCTCGCCCCAATCAATATTCATATCCATTAAGGTTTTGTAAATATCATAGAGAGGTTCTACAAGCTCTAGTAGTCCTATTCCATAGAGCTGGTTGGGAACAGATATGAAACGAGCTTCGGCGATAGGACGCTCAATAGGTGTACCTGGATAAATTTCTGTAAGATATCTGGCTCTAAGTAATCGCTTAGTGTCTCTTGTTACCCAAAATATAACGTGTTCGGCTAGTCCATCGCCATTTACATCCCACAATCCATAATGTTCAACAATCTCAATACCACGAAGCTCTTTCTTTGTTTGGTCATGCTTGGCCTGTTCGGTTTGAAAACCACTCATGGCATCTTTCTGTTCCCGCATTTGCTCATTTTCATTAGCACTTGTAATAGGCGAGGTAGATGTACTAATGGCAATCCAATCTTCTTCGGTCATTAAATCATATGTGCCATCGTTCATTCTTCTGCGTATCTCATCTAAGCTGGCAATCCCAATGCGATTAACATAGGGCGCACCGAAGGGATTATCGGGGCCAGGTGGCTGAAGGTTAGCAGAGCGAATGGGAGCTACTATATCCTCAATATCTTCAACAATAACTACAGGCCCGTCTTTGACAAGAACTTCATGCTGAATATGAGCTTCCAGCCTACCATCGTCTCTGTCATAGAAATCTACCTTACCATCTCTATGCTCGCCATTCTCGTCAAGTACGATCTTCCATGAATATCCATCCTCACTAGTAGCATTTGCATCTAAAAGAGAATCGCCAAATAAGTCTAAGAGCTTATCGCCTATTAGTTCGGCAACCCCACCATTGGCGGCTTCCTCGGGTAGTTTATCTAAAATCCTAACATCATTAATTTGTTGCTTATCCTTTACCCATCTAACGAAAGAAAATACAGTTCCATCATAAACAAAGTTAGAAGCCATATCGTCTATCTTGGACGCACCGTCTTGCTCGACAAATAACTGCCAATCAAGTAGCTGGTCTATTTTCTGTTGTTTAGCAACATTCCTGCTCTGTCGTGCTTTCGATTGTATGATAGGACGAAATCCCGTAGCGGCGTTAAAGATTGATGCCTGTACTCTTAGGGCAGCTACGGTCATAACTGGAATCCAGAAGTTAGAAGAATTAGCCCAAGGGCCGTTGTTGCTAGGCAACCAGCCACGAAACTTAGCGTATCGGCTGATTCGTCTGTTTAGCCAGTCACGCCTTTCGTTAATATCGTGTTCTAATCGTGAAATAACAAAACTAGAAACTTCGTCTTTATCGATTTTAAATGATTCTTTAGCTTTTCGAGCCATTGAATTATCTCCTACCTTTGCCAACTAGGTGGCCGATTAGTATTTCTTTCTAGTGGTTTATAAAAAGTACCACGCCTAATACGTTCTAGTTTATCGGAATACAAGGGGGAATTAACCACATCGCTCTTTCTAAGAATCTGAGTTCCGGTCTTTAAAGCTCTGAAAGTAAAATCCCCATTAACCAGATAGCCAGCCAAGGTCGGAAAGTCATCATCCTTATCTCTAGGTCTTGGTTTAGGGTCACGTTCATCGTTTGAGTATCTAGTCCATTCTGCCCAACAGTATCTCAAGAACTGATTGTTGGTAAACTTACAGTTATTGAATATACGAAACCTGGGCAACATAGTTCGCTTATCAGGTTTCATCAGTTCCTTCAATCTCATTCTAGCCGTTAAACGATTGTCGTTAGCCAAAGAGCAGCGCAGTCCAACTAAATCAAATTCCTCTTTTACCGTCCTTGCCGAAGTCTTAGATGACGAAGAAGGCGATTGGCCCATATTAGGATCAATTAATCTTTTGTGAACCTGTAGATGCAAATCACCTTCTATCTGCCTAACAGCATTGTAGACCAATAAGGGTTCATCGTCTATGCGTAACTCGGCTACCTGGAATACGTCATCAGAAGGACTTATGGCATACCATGCTATACAATGAGGTTTTCGTGGATGTGGGTCTAAAACCATAACCACAGGCCATGTGTACGCCTGGTCTATGGGTTCTACGAAATGACAGAAGCTGGCTGTATCTTCAGATTGGCAATAAGAACATTTTCTATCGCTTACAGATAGAATAGCCTTACTACATCCAAAGCACCAGTATTTAGGCACATCGGTATAGAGCGGATAGATCCTACCCGTTAGATGCAGAAATTTCCCGTGAAACCTTACTTCCTTCTGGTCATCCGATAAGCTCTTAGCAACATCGTGAATTTCCTGCTGACTAAGGATACGATTATGCTCGGTAAATAAAGTAAACGAATCAATATTTTCATCCTTGTTTGGCCCTTCTAATCCTTTTTCATAAAGTTCATCATACACCCAAGCGGCATCCCAGGCTGCTCCCTCGTCATCCGGTGGGGTCATTGCCATGTAGAGCTTGCCACCAGTGTCGATAGTCCTCATCTTATTCTCACGATATATGGACTTAGGCGGTCCTTCATCGTGAAGAATCAGGTGAAAACTACCACCAGAGAAGTTCTCGGTTTCCTGATCGTGAGACATAAACTGGATAGTAGTACCATTAGCTAAAGAGAGAGTTCTTTGCTTCTCGCTCCAAGATTGAAACCAATCACCGTTTTTAAGCATATGAGGCGGTATCCAGCCCCAATGACCGTAGGAACCACCTTCAGGATCTCTACCGTTCCACTTCCACCATTGTAGTTTTGGTTTAATGATAGGTTCCAATACGTTGGTTAGAGATTTACAAACAACACGAATTCTAAGGGGCGGTTTAAACTTCTTATCTCTAGGGTAATCCTTCTCAAGCGAATAGGGGATAATACCCGTTCCCTGAATACATATCTCAGCCAGGGTAGTGTCGGTCTTACTGCTTCTATTGCCACCAGTAACAATAATCTCTTTTGCCATACTAAGGTGAATCCTTCTTGCATCTTTGTTTACCGGCTCATATAGCAAAAGTTGCTGTTTCTGCTTTAAGTTGTTCCTGTATTCATTTATTTCATTAGCTAACTTAATCCGTTCTTCCAAAGAAAGAGCTAATATATCTTCTTTCGACTTCTTTAATGCGACTTTGAGGTTCATTTTAAACGCTATTTTATACCCTAAAACAAGAATCTGTCAATAGTCTTATAGGTTATGTGACGATTCAATTGATGATTATTGATGGGTTGGAGGGGCTTAAAATTCGTTTCATTCTAATCCCAACCCTATAGAAGAAAAGGAAACGAATTCGTTTCCGCCACGGGTAATCCCCTAGTGGCGGAAATGTATTTATATTCGAGATACAACCTAACCTCTGACTATAGAGACCCCCCATCGGAGGTTAGGTTTAGGTATACACCCCAGGATTGCTCTACATCTCTACACTCGTTGACATTTCCTCTTATATTTCAACTATTTGTGCCGGTGTAGAGTGCTTCTGATGTAGAGGTGTAGAGGGAATATGGGGCAAGTGAAGGTGAGATGTAGGTATGTAGGTCGTAGCCCTAAGAAATAAAGCTTCATTCCCTATTCCCCGTTTCTTAGCCAAAGCCAAATAACTCATTTTTCACCTCTCAGGACTGCGAAAAGTGCGAAAAATGCGAAAAGAATTCGCTTAATTCGCTTAATTCGCATGGGGGACGACCAATTACAGTCATCTACTATCAGGTAAAAAGTTAGATAAATATAGGAAATCATTAAAGAAAAGAGCAGATATTTGGCGGATCAGGTAAATACCTAAAACCCTAAATACCACAATTTGGGCTTCAAACTACCATTTTGGGCCTCTATACTAGCAAAATTGACACTCAAGTTGGGGTTTTAAGGCAAGAAGTCGCCAAACATGGACTTAACCTTCTTTATTTTGTTATTTTATGCCAATGGTCTTGCCATTTTTTTAATTCCCTTAGATGAGTCTCTAGCCGTTTAGGATTTAAACGAACCCCCATTTTCTTCCAGGCTGCCAAGATTCTTTTAATGACAGCTAAATCAATAACCTCAATGCTGTTGGTAGATAGAGATTGAAAGCTATCCTGAATCATTTGCGTCTATACCTAGATAACCGCCTAGAATCTCGTTACAGGATTCGAAATATCCACAGCCTTCCCTAGTACAGAGTAACTGGCAGTGTCTTTCAATCATGTGAGTACCACATACAGGACAAATAGTATTAACTTCTATCAATTAAAATACCCCCGTAAGGGCCGTAAGTGGCCCTAGAATGAACTTTTATTGAGTAGCCTATACCAAAGTACCCCTTTTTTGTTTTCATGGTGTGTGAGTAGGAACCCTATTGTTTCGTATATATAAGCTTTTATACCATCGTGGTGTATGGCTGGGAACCATATAGTATGCCCCAAGGGCAGCCTGCCCATATTAGTATTATTATTATTATTATTATTATTATGATTATTATTATGATGATTACTATCATTATTATTATTATTACTATCATTGTGTCAAGCCCTACCCTATCTATAGCAAGCTCCGCCACCCTACCTTGATAGTCGGATAATATTACACCCCACCCCCACCTCTTTAAAAAATAATAAAAAATAATTGCAATAAACGGTTGACGTGGTTGTCTAGTATAATATATATGATGATAGTGTTAATTAGATATCAAATAAACCGTACCCCAACAGGGGGAGTAACAAAATGAGGAGACACTATGACAATGAACAAACGCTTAACAATCTACGAAATAAAAAGGCGGACCGAAGAGACTAACCCGTACTTTTTCAGCAGGAAAACCATGAAGTTCTTCGGGCAAACACTGCGAGACTTTCGTATCCGCAGGGAGGCAGACGGGCGCTATCGTATAGAGGCTCCTACCTATCGGGGTCCGGATAAACTAAATAGACCAACGGTCAGATACTACAACCCATCAACCAATGATCTGGATCTGGAAGAATGGGAAGATTTAAAGACGCTCTTGGAGAGTAGCTATCAAAGGGGGTCACATATATGAAAAAAGGCAAATCGACAACACAAACACACTACCAGCTTGAGGCAGACACAGTCGGGGCTACATTAGACGAACTAGAGGATTATATCAGTAGCAGTCAGGATGATGATGTGGTCGCATGGAGCGTATACCTGTCAGCCTGCGATCCTGATGGGTACCTCTAGTGGTAAATCCTTTTTTAAAGGCAACAATAATAGGTGAATAACAACGTAGCCCCGTCGGGCGAATAACAACGGGAGGATAAAATGGGAGAGAGAAATAGCTGGGTTATAGAAGGCAAACGCTACCGGACCGATACTGCTGACTACATAGCGGATCATCACCCTAGTGGTGTGTCAAGAAATGATTTTAATTTTTTTGAGGACACCCTATACCTATCGCCTAGAGGCAACTGGTTTATAGTCGGGTACGGTGGCGCAATGAGCCACTGGGCAACCTCTTGCGGTAACGGGCATAGCAGTGGAGATGGATGCAGTCCACTCACTCCCAGTGAGGCTAGGGAAAAACTTGAGGAGTGGGGAGAGCAGGGCGCCCTAGAAGAGTACTTTGGCCAAGACCTAGAGGACGCATAAATACCAAGCAACATAGGGGGGGGTATCACCCCCCCCTAACCAGAAAGGAATTATAAAATGAAAATAACCAAGCGATATAAAAACGATGAAAACCCAGTCCTTGCATTCGAGGAGAGCGACAAGGAAGAAATGATTAAGGTTGGCAGGAAAGCTGAAGACATATGGTATCAAAAGTGGGTTGACCTTGGAAAAAATGATCATGGGTCTTGTTGTGGCGGTAAGGGTATCGAGGTCTACTTTAGAGGTAGGGGCCAAAGATACGCTAGACCAACACTTATTGCTGAATGCGACTGGATCCAAGGAAACGTGTCAGCGCAGGAATCTAAAGACGATGCCATAGGGTATCTTGCTGGCTACTTCGGGGGTGTCGAGGTTTGGTACAGCGATGGATACATGGACTAAACAAGCCTATAAGGAGATAAATTATGACTAGCTTCATTGAAATAGGTGAAAAAAATCAACTAAATATTGCTAAAAAATCGATGGATTATAATTGCATCGGTACGGTCTTCCTTGGTATCAGTCACGCAAGGGCCATCGAAATTATCAAAAAGGCAACGGGAAAAACGGTCGAATTGCCGACCGATTGTAGTTGCCAATATCTCCACGGCCACATAGACGTGATACGTATAACTGAGTAAAGGAGTTATCTATGGATGATTTTGATTTACCAGTCATTATACATGGAGATGTAATGGATGGGCTGAAACAAATAGAAGCTAAATCAATACAAACGTGTGTCACATCCCCACCTTACTGGGGGTTGCGTGACTATGGTACTGGGATATGGGTTGGTGGTAAAGATGATTGCTCTCATTTCGGAGACTCAAAGAAGAGTAAGCATACCATAACAGGACACAAGAATAATCCTACAGTTGGTGATGCAATTTATAAAACAATTTGTCCCAAGTGCGGAGCCAAGAGGATTGACAGCCAGCTTGGGCTTGAGGAAACACCAAAAGAATACATAGAGAATATGGTCAAGGTGTTTCGTGGAGTCCACAAAGTATTAAAGAATGACGGTACACTGTGGGTAAACATAGGAGATACCTATTGTGGTACTGGACACAAGGGAGATTTAGTAGACCCTATGTTTCCAGAGAGAAGAAACGCTCAGTCTACTGCCATTAATAATAAGATAGATGGAATCAAACCAAAGGATATGGTGGGGATTCCTTGGCTGTTGGCATTAGCATTGAGGAATGATGGATGGTATCTGAGACAGGACATCATATGGAATAAGCCTAACGCTATGCCTGAACCTGTCAAGGATAGATGTACTAAATCACATGAGTATATCTTTCTACTATCCAAGAGTAGACAGTATTACTTTGACTGTGAAGCATTGCAAGAACCAACAACAACATACGATAAGAATGTAAGAGACAGGGACAAGGGCAAAACTAACAAGACACCCGGTAGGAAAAGAATCTCTGGTCTTAAGACAAATGATTACGAGATGAAGAATAAAAGGGATGTCTGGAATATTAACCTTAAGCCATACAATGAAGCACACTTCGCAGTATTCCCACCAGAACTACCAGAGTTTTGTATCAAGGCAGGTAGTAAGGAAGGTGACAAGGTGCTTGATCCTTTCTGGGGTTCAGGCACTACTGGGGTTGTGGCTGTTAAGCTAGGAAGGAAGGTGATTGGAATAGAATTGAATAAAGATTACATAGATTTAAGTTTAAAAAGATTTAGTCAACGACACTTAGATTTATGGGGAAGATAAGTGTAACACTAGGGGGATAATATGGACCGGCTAGAAGAGCTATCTATAAAGTTAATGGCAGACTTAGAACGCAGACGCAGTATCCCTACCCCAGGCTGTATCTCAGACCAACAACTGATCGACTACTATATGGGTGATCTTGTGCATAACGAGTGGGAACTCATAGACCAGCACCTCGCAAGGTGTTTAACCTGTATGTACGCTATGGTCATTAATAGTAATCAAAGCTATAACGAGAAGTCAGGCTAGCTTATAGTTTTTTGACCACGACCGGATACGGCGGGTCGGCCTCGGCCCGTGGTATTTTGGACTTGCCAATCGTTTTTGTGCCTTGAGCAATCCAGCCCTAATCCAATGAGGATCTAAACTGAGGTGGTCGCAAACGGTGTGAAATGAAACGACCCACCAGGACTCGTCTGACCACAGCCACTTTTCAGCTTGACGCTGAAAATTTTGCCCGTATTTGCCTTTGCCATATAGATATGTCCATATAGCATCGTCTAAAACTGCCAATAGCAAATGTTGCTCCGGCAATAGTGGTCTAGCCTCCGCCTCTTGGCTATGAAATTCTTTTCGAATTTCAATCATAATTCAGCCTCACCCCTACTTCCACGATTTGATTTTAACTTTTTTCTTGGGCTTCTTTTTTTTCCTCTGCTCTCTAAATCTCTCTGTTAGATAATCGTCCCGATAGGAAGCGAGGAACGTCCCGTCTTTGCTGGCCCAGATTCTGTGGAGGTGAATTAATCCACAGTCACAGCATGACGTGTAATAGATCCCAGAGTCTGAGATCGGCTGGATATCACCATTTCTCATCTGTTTAATTTTCAGATGCGGCATGAAAATTTCATTATTCATTTTCCCCCCCGTGCAAATCTAACCAGGCAGCTTGATCTAGCACAAAATATCTCTGTGTTTTTTGCCCTCGTTTGGATACGCAAAATACTGTCAGGGGGACTTTAGCGGGTGGGCAATTAGTCCTAGCCTGGGCAACCGCCTCTTGTAACCAGGATGGAAAGCTCTTACGGTGTTTAACCTCTACCGCAAATAGATCGTGAGATACGTCAGGCTGACCGTATCCGCTATTAGGAATTCGCTTTGATCCCTTCCCTAGTAAAACTGCTACTTGCCTCTCGTGCACTTTCCAATTTGATGAAGATCC